TTAAATCTTTCGATGGCTTGGTTATTACTCAACAACCATCTGTTCAGCGTGTTCAATCATTGATTGCTTCGCAAGCTAAGAACGTATCAGCAGGTTATACCGATCAACAATTCATGTTTAACGTTCGCGATTACATGGACAGGTTTGGTATGGCAGCGGCTCAAGAGCTTGGAACTGCAATTGAATCAGATATTCTATTAAACATTGTTTCTGGTGTCGTAGGTTCTGATCCAAAATCATCAAACTTCCAAATTCCTCAAGTAAATAGCGGCCCATTCCGATTTTTTGGTAACGGCACAACAGCAATCAACAGTTTTCAACAACTAGCTCAAGCATGGGCAAATTTTGATGCTTTCGGTGCTGCTACATACAAGAAACGCGGCGTGCTTCCAATTGATATTGTTCCTGCAATTGTAGGTAGTGGTTTGAATCAATTCGCGCCTACTCGTGCTGCAGATACCGTGGAGTCATGGAAAGTTGGTAAATTTGGCGGAATGAATGTTGAATGGTCGGTATCTAACCTATTACCGATCCATGTATCTGGAACATTGGGCGATACAGTGGCTCCTAACAATATTTTAACAGTTGTATCCACTAACGATCCAACAGGTGTAAATATTACTTCCATTACATTTTCAGAGGCAACATTAGGAACCGACCCTAATGCAGTTAAAGCTGGTGATTTATTCCAGTTCAATGATGGCATTACAGGCAAACCCAATATGAGATTTTTGACTTTCATTGGTCATAAAGTCACTCGCCAACCTGTACAGTTCCGCGCGATTGCCGATGCCGGTACAGTTGCAGGACAAATAACCGTCCAGATTCAAACAATTAATGGAGTTGGTCTAGTATCTTCTGCAAACCAAAACCAAAACTTAAACAATACTATTCAGGCTGGGATGACAGTAACACCTACACCATCACATCAAGCAGGTTGGATGGACGCAGGTGATAGTTTCTATCTGGCAATGCCAAGACTTCCAGATAACGATCCTTTCAAAACTGTTTACTTCAGGGACAAAGAATCAGGTGCGTCACTTCGTCATTATTGGGGCACACAATTTGGTCTTGATAACCGAGCGTATGTGCGGGATTGCGTATGGGGCTCAACATTGATTGCTGAAGATTCAATGAGACTCGTAATACCAATGTAGACAATTCGTACAATGTATACCCTAAATCAGATTATGGTTTGGGGTATGTCATGAATAAACAAATTAAGGAATAAAAATGCCAACAGTAATTGGACAAGAATCATACTTATCATACGGAGCCTTCCCTTTCTTTTACATGAATGGTCTAGGTCTTTCAGTTAATGGACTTACAAACACTCAAGTTAAAATTAGTTCAGGTGTAACAATTGATTCAACCGCAACTTTTCAAATGGTTAACAATTCTGATGTAACCATTAGTGCTGCTAACACAGGAATTAACGGGATTGATACTGGCGTTCTAGTAGCAAGCAAAGTGTACGCCGTGTTTTTGGTGTCCGACCCAGTAACAAACCTGCCAACAGGTGGAATGGTATCATTATCATACACCCAGCCAATCCTTCCATTTGGATACAGTGCATTTGCCTTGGTTGGTTACATCACAACCGATTCAAACGCCCACTTCCTGGCCGGATATTGGACTGCGGGTAATAGTACAACTCGAACATTTACATATGACGCAAGCCAAATAACGGCTATTACAGCAGGTGCTGCAACATCTTATTCACCAGTAAATTTGAGTGCGTTTGTGCCTTTGAAAAATAATATGCCTGTTTATGTATCTTCTCTGCTTTCCCCAGGAGCTGCTGGACAGTCTGTTTCTTTTCAGGGTGGAACATCAACAGGCACACAAGTTGTTATTTCAGGTCAAGTTGCCGCGGTAATAGTGAGCAGCATAAGCACGATTTTAGCTCAGACGGTTACTATTTCCTTGATTCCTTCGCCTGTAATTAATTACAAGGTTAGTAATGCTGCATCCAGTGTTGCGGTTGGTGTAACGGGTTACAGTTTTGACCTAGCGTAAACAAAAGGATAAATCATGGCTTATACAGCGCTACAACTAGTTACTCGTGCTTTCTACTTGTCGCAAATTGTAAGCCGTGATTTACAAGTACCGTCTGCAAGTCAAATCACAGACGGACTTTACTTGCTCAATGCTATTTTAGATTTTAAACGCACAGATTTACGCGAAATACCTTATTACCGACAATATGACTTTGACACCGTTCAAGGACAAGAAAAATATAACGTTCCCGGATTGCTTACCGTTGACTCAATGACTTTCAATATCGGCCCTGTACGATATTCTATGGCCGAACAGACGCGTGTTGGATATTTTGGCCAGTACCGTATAGATAATGTGGAATCTCTTCCATATGAGTATCGTATGGAGCGCACACTGGATGGTACAGACGTTTATATGTATTTTGTACCAAGCCAAATATTTAAAATGAAGATTTGGGGAAAGTTTGGCCTTAATTCGGTTGATCTTACCACCAACATGTCAGACTTTTACGACCTCTATTATATCGAATATTTAAGATACGCATTAGCAAAATATATTTGCGCTGAGTTTGGCAATACGTTTCCAGATGCATCTCAGTTAGAACTAGATCGCATGGAAAAGAAAATAATGGATGTTAGCCCACCCGATTTATCAATTCAAAATCTAAATTACTTCGGTAACAGTCCAGGGTTAGATTGGCAGATAATTAACTTGTCTGGCGGTTGGTTGCCATATTAGGAGTAAATTGTGCCATCACCTGCGCCATCACTCAATCAAAGCGTACAAGAGCTACCAATAAAAATCGTTGGCTCAAACATGTTTGGACGTTATAGCAAAATTAGTGATGAGCAAACATGGAACATGATTGTAAGTGATGAAGCGCTCGTTGATTTTGCTGCATATCAAAATCTATTTGATACTGAATTGGTAGTAAATGGAGAAGGCCGTTCAATTTACAAGAGCACCAACGGTGGATTTATGTTTGCGGTTATTGGTTCTGCTGCAATTGTGATTCGTATTCATCCCGTAACACACGTTAAAACGTTTGAGGTGGTGGGTGATTTAGCAACCTCTGAAGGCGATGTATTTATATCTGAAAACAATAACGGAGAGATAGGCGTTACTGATAAAGTCCACATGTATGTCTACAACTATAAAAACCCAACTACACCACCACTACAACAATCATCCGTTTTAGCAGTTCCTCCCGCTGGTCAATTTAACGTTCCATTTGATAAGCCGGGTTATATTTCATATCAAAATGGTCGATTATTTGTTGTCGACCTAGATACTCAGAATTGGTATTTATCTGGAATAAATGCAGCCACGCAATGGAGCCCAACAGATGTCAATAACCAAGCTTATGGCGGCACATTTGAAACAAAGCCCGATTCCATTCAAGCAGTCGTTCCTATTCCAGGAGCGGGTAACAACATTGCTATTTTCGGTAATGTTGGCATGGAAGTATGGCAGCAGGTCAATAGCGCATTGTTTCCCTATCAGCGATCTAGTACAACCAATATTGATTACGGGTGTTTAAACGCGTCTAGCATTGCAGCACTTGATAAATATATTGTCTGGCTATCTGCAAACGAACAAGGTGGGGCTACTGTCATGGTATTTGATGGAGGACAAGCCAAGTCAATTTCAACAGACGGCATTGATTTTATATTATCAAATATTTCAAACCCTTCAGATTGCACTGGTTTCTTGTTTCGTCAAGACGGTCATTTGATTTATCAATTTACTTTTACATCAGACAATCTTAGTTTAATTTATGACTTCAATACCCAGATGTTTTTTTATGTCAGTGACGAAAATCAAAATCATCATATTGCCCGTAATGTTGTTTTCTTTCAGAACGATTACTATTTTGTATCTTTGAATGATGGCAATGTTTATACATTTGGCACCCAATTCACAAACCTTCAATACAGCGCCACAGACATACAGATGATGCCACGTCTTCGCATATGCGCTCCTATAAGGCTTCCTAGTCAACGCATGTTTATAGTGCGTAGTCTTGGGTTCACAATTGAAAATGGCGAGCCTAACGCGGTTGTGAGCCCTACTGAAGCGATTGATATATCCATATCTAGAGATGGGGCCGCTTCATTTGGCAATAGTTTGCGTCAAAGAATGAATCCAACAGGCGATAGACGTAGTAGATTAATCTTTCAGCGACTGGGTCAAGCCAATGATTTTTCAGTTCAGATACAATTTATTGGTTTTGGTAGATTCATTGCATTTGATGGCGTTGTGGAGCTTTATTTATGAGTACAGGGCAAAAAGCCGCTATCCGAATACCCAACGTTTCTTTTGACAAAATGGTTGATGAGAATGGATTTCCAACTACTGCTGAATTAATGTTTAGAGAAACATTAATTACCCAATTGCAAGATAATTTTGGAAATGAGGGATGTGTTGTTCCCGGCCAAAGTGCCGCAAACTGTGCTTTAATACAAAATCATACGGAAATAGATCCTGTAACTTCCACATCAGTTCCAACATGTGGTTTTGGTCGAATCTTATACGATTCTACAAATAAACGAATATTAATTAGTGTTGATAATGGTTCAGGAATTCCTGTATTTATGCAGGTTGGTTTAACTATTCCAGTGCCGCCACTACCTTAAAGGGAGATATAAAAATGGATCCAATGTCAATTCTTGGCTTGCTTGGTGGAGGCGCTAATATTCTAGGTGGTATTTCCAGTTTTTTTGGAGGTCACAAGAAGAAGAATAATCCTGCTTATTCTGCAACTAATGAGCTTAATAAAATTCCCGGCCAAGTAAAGCCTTATTATGATCCTTACATTAACGCTGGCAAATCTTCATTACAAGACTTGCAGGCTCGATACAAGGAAGAATTGGATAACCCCGGTGGTTTGTATTCCAGATTAGGAGAGGGATACACGCAATCCCCGGGTTATCAAGCTACGTTAAGGTCTGCACTTTCAGGCGCAAACAATGCGTCTGCCATGGGGGGCGGTGGTGGACTTGGTTCTTACGGTCACCAACAACTAGCTGCTGGTGCTGCTGGTGACGTTGCCAATAAAGACTTCGAGCAATACATTAATCACATTCTT